GCCAAAGCGGTAGCTGTGCTGGAGTTTCCGGTCAATGTTGCTGTGACAGTGCCTGCGCTAAAGTCACAACTTGCGTCCCGAGCAACAATTGCGCTTGCGGTGTTTGCTGATGCCGCTGTGGTTGCTGAGTTGCTGACTTTTGATGCGGTAGAAATAGTCGCCAGCTTGGTGTCGTCAATGGCAGCAGATGCGTTTATGTCTGCATTGACAATTACGCCAGCGGCAATCGAAGTTGCATTGCCAACTGAGGTTACATCGCCCGTCAGATTTGCATTGGTAGTGACGTTGCCGGCCGTCAAGCCAGCCGCTGTGCCGGTGACGTTGGTCATTATTCCCGAGGCTGGAGTCCCTAAAGCGGGGGCTACTAGGGTCTTATTGGACAGCGTTTCAGTTCCGGCCAAAGTCGCCAAAGTCCCGCTAACAACTGGCAACGTAAGAGACGTAGTTGCGCCCTGTACCAACGTAGTGTTGAACGCGCCGGTGGTAGCAAAGTTGCCCGCTAACGCAAGCGTCCCGGTAGTGACCGTAACCGCAGACCCACCAGCGTTTATCACCAGTGCTTTATTGGCGTTGCCGGAAAGCGTAGGCAAAAGCGCAAACCCAGCGGTGATTAGATCTAACTCCGCCCGCAAAGCTGATGATGCTCCCGGCGCGCCGGTAGTTGGGTACGAGCCGTGATTGTAGTAAGAGTTGCTCATCGTAATCCTCTACGCGGCGTGTAGTGATAAATAACACTGTTAACCGTAAACGGATAGATGTAATCCGTTGTAGAGCTAATAGTAGCTTGAATATTTTCGGCAGTGCCAACAACGTCTACTTCTGTTGGCGATAGGGTAACGCCGTCCCAGATAAACGCATCCCATGTAAACACGTCCCAAGCCGGCGCAGCTTGAAACGAAGACGCGTACGCCACAACTCCCGGCTGGTCTACCTCGGTAGAGTTATACCCTAAATTGTAGCCAAAGCTAATAGCGGCATAAAAATCACCTTGCATTTCAATACTTGCGTGCCGCCACTGTTTGTTTATCCGGGGCGAATTTGCAAAGTCATACGCTAGCGTAAAAAAAGCTTCGATAGGCTCGCCGTCAAAAGATGACCCTACGTCAAGTTGGTATACGTAGCCGCCCGTAGCCGCTCCAAAATAAGAAACTTCTGCGCCGGTAGATAACTCACCTTCCCATGCGCAATACACCGGGTCTTCAAAAAACACCGGCGCAGCGCCCATATATCGTCCGTTAACTACGGTTAAGTACAACCCATAACCGTCGTTAAAAAACACTCGGTATTGATTTTTTTCTCTCAACACCGTCGAGTACGCAATTTTAGTTCGCTTGTCTTCGATAAACGCTTTGATGTTTTGCGTTAGGCTAGCTGACGCAAAGTTACCAAAATTTAATGTGGTTTGTAAAGACACAATTCCCCGGTCGTCAAAAACATACGTTTCAGCCATGTTTTGCGCCGTGTAATCTAACCCACCTACGCCATTGCTAAAGGTGACAAAATTCCAAGTGGCTGCTGACGTGCCATACAACATAGACGTACTGCCGCGCCCCACAACCGCTAACGTAGCCGTAGTTTGATTGCCGGGTAAAACCACTAAATTAGATACCGTATCTCCCGTAGCTATTTCACCACCACCGTTTACCGGTAGCCACATAAAGGGTGTTCCCACTCCTGAGTAAAATATGGAACTTTGTATGGACAGAAACAAAAAGTTTTTGTGTACGGCGATATGTTTAGGTGTATCTGGCGAAGCGCCCGTGGTAATAGGTACTAGCGTAGTGCCATCAAATTCAAACGCTCTATTTACGCCGTCGCAGCCATAAATTCGCAACGTTCCCAATTGGCCAGAGAAATTACCCGCCGCAAACTCAAATTTTCCACCCACTGCTAGCGTAATGGCAGTTTGTATCCCGCTTAACGTAGCCGTAGCTCCGCCAGTCAACGTAGCCGCGCCGGCAGCAAAGTTACCCCCTACCGGATTGGTTATGACAAACGCGCCGGCGGCAGTCCCTGTCCACGCTCCGCTGCGGGTAACTACTCGTCTAACAGTAGCCGTCACGCCTCCTTGAGTCAAAACGGCTCCGTCAGCAGGAGTAATGACACTCCCAACGGTAAAAAGAACTTCGTTATTGAACGTTACCTGCACCCACCCGGAACCGGATGATTTGTACATATCTACCGCGGTGCCCCCTACATTTGCCCGAAACGCGTACAAATTGTCCACCGAAGAAAACACTGCGCCCACAACACCTAGTACTGCCCCTGACCCGGGCACAATCAAAATATCGGTTCGGTATACATCCGCCGCAAGGTTTAGGTACTGCGCATTTTCCAACACCGACGGGACCACTGTTAACGTTGTCGCAGTGCCTATAGGTGTAGCCCCTACGGCTACGGCGTTTGTTTCGTTAAAAGTTCCGGTGACTTTTGTCAACACTAGAAAATTAGCGCCTACCAGTATGATGTACCCCGTTGCACCGCTTGTAGCCTGTGTAAGCGTTTGCCCAACAGTAGGTGTGTTGGTAAACGACACCACTTGCACTACAACGTACTCGGCGTTGCTTGGTTTAGCTTGCCCGTCATACCGCTCATACCCACCAATTCGGCTATATCCTCCGGTAGAAGAAATAGTAAAATTTTGGCCAGTACGAAATGCTCCGGGCTTTAGCGTTAGCGAAGGTGTAGATAGGTCATACCCGCCTTGTAACGTAAATGCGCGGTATTTTACCGGCGACATGGTTAGCATAGCGCCCCACCCCAAGTTGTCTCAGGAAGTCTATCGGCGGTCATGCGGCGCATTAGTTTACTAAACTCAATTTCGCCTCGTTGGTAGACTTCAGGCGCGGATTCATATCCGCCATAGGACATCATGGCCCGGTACACAATGGCCATGTGGTACTGCGCAGGCAAGCTAGGCGTATCTGCGTCTAGTGTCATTTCTAACGGAGCGGTAAAGTAGTCCCCAGTTATCGTGTAGCCAGCCGTGGGCGGCGGGCCAAGCACAATAGCTTTAGCTGGTGAAATAGACATCTGCAACGGCCGTGTGGTGGTGTTGCGCATGGCTCCGTACATGTAGGAGTCCCGCCAAGTGTCGTAGTGGATAAAGTCCATAAACACTTCGCTGTTGGTGCCTACTGACGTAACGTAGTTGCGAAACGTGTCCCGGTCCCACATACCAAACGTAGCCACGGAAACACCCACCGTGCCTGAACCGGTCCCTAACGGATAGGTGGATTGCGCTGCTACGGTTGTAAACGACGCGCTAGAACGCATCCAATCCCAGTTTTGATGGGATGTTTGTATGTCCATCCACGCCGTGTTAGTCCAATCAACAAGCCGTTTTAAATTACCTGTTTGACTAACTACCGTAGTTGGACCTGAACCAGAAATACCACATTCCTGACGCACCCTCTGGCATAGCGCTAGGAAATTCATATGTTACCCTGCTCTGCGGCGTAGCTCAGTAGCCCATTCTGCACCTTTAGGATTGCGGTCTTCTATAACCGAAAACAAAGCCGTAGAAGTGGTGGAGCGCTGAACAATGTTTTGAGGATCTTCGTTATCACGTTCAACAACGTTAGTTTCGATGGCATCGCGTTTAGAGCGAAGCAAAACTTCAACGTATTTACGTTTAATGGTCAACGGTTTGGAAACAGGCAGATATCCAAACTCTACCCATTTGCCGTTGATTAGCACTTCCGCGCCTTTGCCGTTAACCCAGCAAGGAATCCAACGTGAGGCAAACTTTTCCGAAGATGGCTCTAGCCGTATAGTAACCGGCTCTTCGTTAAAATTTAGCTCAGCCAAGTAATCCAAGTTGAGATTTTGATCGGCAACAATTACATCTTGCTGGTGATCCTCAATAGATACAACATCCGCTTTTTGCTCGATTTTAGTGTCTCCCACATGAAGTTCACCGCGAGTTTTACGAGTGGGAACGTTTATTGCATCCATTGAGTTTTCTCCATTGATTAAGCGATTTGCGGACGGTCAGGCAGCGTAGCGATGTTTTTCATCACAGTACAAGAAATGCCAGACGCGGTCCAAGAAGTAGTACCGGTGGTAAACGTAGCGCCCGTAGGGGACACGCGAACAATCTGGTACGCCATTGGACAGAAGTCATCTGGCAACGCGGGGAACGGTGGTGCGGCGATGAATGCCCCCACAGTGGTAGTAACGCCCGCAGCAGTGGCCACAATCTGGCCTTGCGCTACCTTAATTGTGCCCGCCAGATTGGTTCCCCAAACAAGACAAGCGCAGTTGTTGCTAGTGATAGCCGGAAACGCAGCCCCAGTTACCGCGTCCGTAGTGGGCGTTGCGGTATTGGTTTGTGCGCCTAGCGTAGTACCGAATTTTCCGTTAATGGAAAACGCGGTTGTTACCGTAGTGGTGTAAGTGCTGGTGGTGCCAGCAACAAACGCCGCGCTAACGTGGTTCAGGGTAAGCCCTGTAGGTTGTAAAAAAGTAGCCATGATTTTTCCTTAAATGGGTTGGCAGAGTTAACGCCTTGGTTCCATTAAACTAACACAGAGGGGTCAAAAGGCCCCACGGGACTAACAAAGTTTGTCGTTGCGGTATCAAGCGCGGTGGTGCCGCCCACAAAAGCGCTGGAGTGCGTTACGATCAGATAGCCTACCAACGCTTTGCCTTGCGGAAACGGAGGGAACTTCACTTTTGCAAGCGTTGTTCCTTCGGTCCCCATAGCTGACGTTACCGTGCTAGCAGAGTCGATAAAGAAGCAGTACACATTAAAGGATGCTGCTGTAATCGACCCCGACAACGCGGGCATGTCAGTGCCAGTGGCGATAGTAACGAGCACGCCCGAGGCAAGACCTTGGAAGGCCACTGTGCCAGTTTTTGCTAGCGCGCTGCCGCCGGTCTTAATTACTAAGCCGGCAGTTGACGTTGCCAAAGAACTGAACCGATCTACAAGGGGTGTAGTAACTTGCGTTATTGCATTTCGGTCCCGTTCCGCAGCTACGCCCGCTAAATAGCGAGTCATAGTGTCAAGCATGATTATTCTCCTTAAGTCAGAGTTTTAGAACCGACGTTGCCGACAGCCATCCAACCCGCATTTTCAATCATAACGGCTTTCCACCAGATTGTACCGGCGTAACCGCGTTGACCAAATGGGTCGGACTTAGACTTTGCACCCGGAGGAATAAAGGTTGGGTCCATTGACTCTTTACCCCGCAATGCAATCTGACCCCAAGCATCTTGAGCGGTCACAATAAACGGATAAACGTCAATGCTGGTGCCTGTGGTTGAGTACAAGCCTGTAGCACCAATCGCAGCGCCGCCATCTTGAACAGAAGGCAGATCCGGCGAAGTGATGAAACGGAAACGCTCGACCTTACCAATCTCATTGGCCATTGGTGTACCCGACGCGTATTTCTCCGCGGGGATAAACCCGGGGATATCACGGATATCAGGTTCCAAATCGGTGTGGCAGTACACGGTGTAGCCTTCAGAAACAGCGTCTGTGCCAAAGTTGCCGGATGCGGACAGCATTTTGTTAACCGGTTTGCCGTGGTTAGCCTGCAAGTTTTTAGCAATCTTGCGAACCATACCCAAGGTCAATCCACCATTAACAGTTGCAAGGGTGGTGCCCGTGCCGCCGTAATACTGGTTGGTACTCGCTCGCAAAGCGCCATAGATGACCATCTCGTTAACAAACGTCATGCGTTCGCCAACTTGTTCGATCATTTGCTTGGGGATATCATCCTCATACAAGTCGTAGGTCTTGTCAGTAAAGCCGTACAAACAGGAGTACTGCTGCATGACAACCGTGATATCCACAGGCGTGATGCTTTCTGGAGTGGGTGTTACGCCCTCAGAAGTCAGGTGCGCCTGCGTAATAGCGGTGTCGCGCGCGCCCGTGCCGTCTTGGAAAAAACGGTTTTGGGTGTTGCCGTTGGTAGACGTAGCGCCGTAAGGCAGCCACCGTCGGGCAACGTACGTATCGCTGCTGTTTTTGGGCATCTTGATTTGACGGCCCCCGCGGCCCAAGCATTCCAGTGGAACGGCATGGGAGAGAATTTCCCCTTTGAATTTGTTAATTCGGCCCGAGGTTAGGGCAAAAGTCTGAATGGTCATGTTAGTTCCTATCTACCGGCGAAGCCGGCGTTAAAGTCGTCATCAGCGTTAGAGGGGGTTATTGTACCTCCGTCGCCCTTGGGTGTAATGGCATTGCGAATAACTGCTTGGCGGCCGGTTGGCTTAGAAGAGGTGTTAAACATGGATATAGAGCGGGCAATTACGTCGGCAGAGTTAGTGCTATTCAACTTCTGTTGATAGACCGGGTCTTGCGTCGATAACCACTGGCGATATGCATTGTTTGACCCAAACGCGCCAACAGTTTCGCGCCATGTCGGGTACTGATCTTCAAGAGCTTCCGTTTGCCACGCAATCATTTGCGCGTGTACTTGGTTGTCTACGTTAACTGGAGCCGCAGGTTTTATAGTCTCAGCAAATTTTTTAAGAGTTTTTAGTTGCAGCGCGGCTAGCTCAGGAAAGTCTTCAGCCATATCTGCGACAATGTCGTCTGACACTTCAAGCCGTCCACCGGACGACGAAAGTTGTGTAAGCGTTCTCTCTACCCCGCCCAATTTACCAAACGCTGTATCAAACTGTTTTTGGTACGCGGCCCGCATTTCTGCAATGCTGGTAGCGTTACTTTGAAACGACTTGAAATCATCTTCAGTTATTTGAACGTATTTGGGCTGCACAACTTCTTCAACCGGCGCAGGCGTGGGTTGATCGTCACTAAAGCCCGAATTAAACTGCTGATCCTCATTTGTCTCCATTAAACTCACTCCTTAAAAAACAGACGGCCAACATGGTGGTCTGTTAATCCTTTTGCGGAGGCATTGTACTGTACGAAAGCAGTGCCTTTACCTCAGCAATTTGCCCCCGAATGGTTGCAGTTTGCATTGCATCCAAAGGGCCATCGTTCTTTGCTCGCAAAATACTAACACGATTTTGCAAATGTTTTTCAATTTTTTGCCAAACAAAGTGACTTTTCTCACTTTCTGTCAAATTCATCTCAAGCGCTCAAGTTTGTATATCGTAGTCAGATAGCTGCTGGACAACGAATCTATCAGGATAGCCACCGCGTTAGAGCCTACGCTGATGATGTCTCGGTTAGCCTCTATCCAATCCGCTTCACTTTTAAGCCAGCCTATCAAATCGGGAGGGTCAGTAGCCAATATGATGCTGGGTTCGACCAAG